AAGGGGTACGCCCCTTCGGGGCAAAAAAGAGTTGCCAGCACTGTTATTGTGTAGTAGTCAAAGACTATTACCTTATTACCTATTACCCCTGTTTTGTACCCGTTATTGCTAGTGTCGCAATTCAGATACAGTGTCCAGCCCTTTGTTTATCAGTGTTGTGTGTGTTATCGGTAAATCAGTGTCTCTGAATAGCGACACTCTAAGTTGTTGTTTTGTATGATGTTCCCTAATCGTGGTACAAATACTGTCTGTTATTTGCGACACAGTTTCATACTTATTCAGTGTGTATGCAGTGTTTATGCAGTACCCTGATCAGGTAAGAGTAATTTTAAATCGTTATGAATCAATGACTTATGAATTAGTTTTGACCTGTTGTGTCAGCTTGGCCTCTCAGTTGCATTGTACTTGGCATACGACACAGCGTTACCTGTGATAGCTCTTTAACAATCTGACCTTCGCTTGTGCCCTTTGTGCCAGCTATATTACCGCTACTGTGCTGGACATAGTACGGACGCTTTATAGCACACAATCGCCACTGTATAAAGCGAAGGTTAGATTACAAAGAGCCGTCCGAACGTCTGGACGTCTGAACAATACATCAAGGCTATTCCGACCGAAGCCAGTTGCAGTGGGGTACGACGCCCACATCCCCTTGGGGAACGCAGATAGTGCTTACTGAATCGGAGTCGTGTTCGATAGGTTCCACAGCAATCTATCTAAGGCAAACTGTTACAGGTTTGGTCTGAATCTGGGGGCTGACAAGCACAAAACCCTTGAGGATATGCCATGACTGTTATCTAGTGTGAGGGGTAAACTCACTAGCCGAAGCCCACCGGAGTTAGTCCGGAGGGGTATGCCCTAGCGGAAGTATGGTGCAGGATGAACTCGGAACGGCGCAAGCTGAACTTACATCGAGAACAATAGATTAACTAGTGCGGTAACAGGTGTTCGACGGGACTGTGAGATGGCTTCAACATCTTTCAGTCTCTTAGTGCATCCGATTGTCTAGCAACCAATCACCGCACGATAAGCAAAGTTTTTCGTCGTTGGGTATTAGCTTGTCACCTTGTGCCTGCTAGTATCCAACCCGAAGCGCTTTGCTTCAATGTTATTAATCAACAACTTCAATAGGTGATTTATGAACGATAAACAATTCAATGCGTCCTTAGTTAAAGCCCTTGGCATGGTCGGCAAGGGGTTCACAGCGTTACAGCAAGTGATCGAACAAGCACTGGCGTATGCCATCGAACGGCAAGAGGCTGGTCATGGTGCAGACTTCCGTCGTGTATCTGAGATCATCGTTGCTAGCACAGCGGCTAAGGGTATCAACACACAGCGTCTGACTGACTACATCAAGGTGTGCATCGTAGACTCTGACGGTGTGCCTGCCTGTGGTTGGAACCAGAAAGAATCAGCTCTGAAGTTGCTGAAGAAGGGCACTGTTGTATCTGTGCCTAGCTATGCCACTCGTGGTGACTGGTTCAACTTCGGTAAGCAGGAACAGCCAAAGGATGACTTCAGCTTCACCAAGGCACTGGCACAGGCTATCGCCAAGGCAGAGAAGGCTGACAAAGAAGGGAAGCTCACACCTGAAGACCACCAGTTGCTCGCTGCTGTCCGGTCTGTGCGTCTGCAAACCACAGTACTAGACCAACCAGCTGTTGCTGGTGCGTTATCACTGGCTGATGCCGATGCTGCTGGTGTGTGCTGATGGGGACGTTCTTACTCGGTGTGTTCGTCGGGTACTTGTTATCCATGTTGGAGTGAACTACTTCAGCGTACCTTAGTGGTGCGCTGTGTTGGTATCATTCGGTACCGAGATGCACTTAGGAGGTGCGTATGAATGAATCACAGTGGTTGTTCCTGTACACGGTGCTTGCCGTAGCACTCGTGTCTTTTGTGGTGATGCTGTACCTAGTGTACACAGCGCCAGCGATCGACGACGATCAGCCCATCGGGTTGTACCAAGTCCAAGTCAAAGACTGGGTGTTCGGTAGCAGGGAGTACACCAAGATATTCGAGGGTACACATCAGCTATGTGATGTTGTGTACCAAGATTTATTGAAGCGAGGATGTCCGGTATCTGACGTCCGTGTAGTTCAGATCGTAGCGTAGGAGAAGTGCATGAGCACAGCAACAGCAGTCCGTCTAGTGGTACGTGACACCACTAAGAACAACGAGCCAGTCCGTGTGGCACTGGTTCATCCAACGAAGGTACAGCAGTACAAGCACGAGCTTCCTTCTCACCTGTACGTATCAAGGGAGTGGCGGTGATGTGCAACTGCAATGAACAACCAACCACAGGCAAGCCGCACCCACATGCAGAACTGATCAAACAGTGGGCTGATGGTGCTGTGATTCAGGTACATCTTAGTGGTGCTGGTCATTCGGATTGGTTCACAGCAGACACTCCCTCATGGAAGCACCACTTACAGTACCGTGTGAAACCACAGGAGACTGACCTCCAGAAGTACGGTGTTGAGGTTGGTGATGTGTGGGAAATCCATTTCAACCACAGGATTTACCTAGTGACAGAATACACAGGTTCTTCTTTCATGGGTCGTAACCTATCTAATGGTTGTAATGACAGGTTCCCTGCCTTGGAGCTGAAGATACTGAAGTTCCGTCGTGGTGTGGTGAACAAGCTATAACGAGCTGTGCTGCACCGTGTGAGGTGCAGTGCAGTACCCTGTACGTGAGGTGTACCCTCTGTACTTAAATTCAACAGCGCTCGATACAGAGCGTTCTGGAGTGTGTTATGCGTGGATCTAAAGCTAAGATGTTCAGACGTGTTGCCGCTGAGGTAGCACAAGGGGCGAACGAACAGATCACTGTGAACGTACATCAAAAGATGTGCGGTACACAGCGTGTGGTTCTGCAAGATGGCACCTCTGTGGTGCAGCCTGTGTTCCATGAGGTACATCAGGTACTATGGGCAGCTGACTCACCTCGCTGTATGTACAAGCAAATGAAGCGAGGGCTATGATGAAAGGCAGCCCGAAGAAATCAGTACCGTACTCGTTCTGTTCTGACTTCACCAGTCCGAAGAAAGCAGTACAACAACAAGCACCTTCCTCTCGTGTAGTGGGGAAGGATGAACAACTATCAACAGCTCGTGTACTTGACGAGCAACTGAACAAATACCGGAGTGCATGATGAGCACGGTAACAATCAAACATGAAGTTCGACTGTCGAAGTCTGGTGTCAGCACATTAGTTCGTGCTCGACACCCTGCCACAGAACAGGTGACAGCTGTGTACGTACCGGATCAAGGTGTACTAACAGTACGCACTGGATCAGGAGATCTCTGGTCAGTGAAGAAGATCGGTGATAACTATGAGACAATTGGGTAAGGTCTTTAAGTTACGGAAGGTTCACAGTCCTTACCTTGAGTACGTTCGGTACGGATCTGAGTTCCCTCATAATCGTGAGTTGTTGAGGACGGCCTCCAATATCAACCGTGAACTCCTGCTTCATATCATGGAGGGGGCAGGGTGTGATTCAGAACAGGCAGTGTGGTTGGTGTACTACGAGCTGTTGCTTGGGACGAAGGGGAACGTAGACCTTTCTGAGTGTGACCCTGACTCAGCAATGGTATGGGATCGTACGTACTTCGGTTCTACTTTCTGGGATCATGTTCAAGACAACGGGAGAAGAAGATGAAGTTCAAAGCAGGAGGTGCAGTCCGAAGGTTCTCTCTTCGGAAGTCGTTCCCTGTATCTGTGCAAGAGCAGTTCAGCTTGTACCGGTACGGGATAGGTGTCCCTAGGCTTCAGGCTCTGTTCATCAGAGCAGAAAGTGCTAACAAAGAACTTGTTACTAGGGTCATGAGCGGGGCAGGGCTAACAAGAAATCAGGCTATCTGGGTGTTGTACTACGAGATGTTGTTACAGAACGAGAACAACATCAACGTGGATGCACTTGATGCTAACTCTGCGTTGTCTTGGGATCGTAGTGTGTTCGGTCGAGAGTTCTGGCAGAGGGTTCATGAACGTTCGTACGATGAAGATTTTTACTGGGAGTTAGACGATGAGTTCTAGCCCGCTGAACTACGAGAGGACGAAGCAGTACATCGCAACGAAGTACAACTGGTACCCGTCAGATCCAGACTTCGAGGACAGGTACCATGATACATGGGTACAGTTCTTAACGTACTGGAACGGCGAAGGGAACCCATTGGGTGCGTTCAGTTTGATGTTCTCTCAGTGGTACAGCAAGCGGCAAGAACGCAAGAGACAATCGCTGTGGGTATCGGTGTACGATCAGCGTGGTATGAGTACCTCTCAGGTTGAAGGTGTTGATGCCTTCGATCCTTGGGAGGCGTACGAAGAGTACTGTGTTACGTACTGTGTACAACGGTACGCTTTAATACAGGCTGTGAAACAAGCAGAACTAACAGTGCCACAACAGGATCTGTTAGTGCTAACGCTAATGGGATTCAGTACAGAAGAGATCGGTGATATGTACGCTGTGTCTCGTCAGAGTATTGAGTCAAGGTACAACAAGATACTATCTAGGATACTTAAGATAGTTAATAAGTAGATAGTACGTATTAACTCCTATCTCCGATAGTACATACTGGTAGTATATAATACTCCACCAAAAATTTGAGAAGGTATCATGATTGTATTCCATGTTTATGAGGACGGTACCGTCCGAGAACAATCTATGGGCTGCTTCGGTAGCTGTGGGAGAAGTGATTCGTACGGTGTAACAACAGAGCACCGTGCTGAATGGAAGATGTTCAACGAGAAGCACGGTTTATCTGGCAGATCAGACTACCAGAACGACCACACGAAAGGTTTGTACAGCAAGCCTGTTACCCATATCCGGTTATCGGATGGGTTCGAGTCGCTGTTCCACGTTCGGAACAAAGAGATCATGCAGTACTTGATCGAAGAGTCACCGTACCGTGTGTGCTTCGATGAACCGTACAGCAAGGTGTACTCTCAGAACATGGTGAACGTGATCGCTCATGGTATCCCGAGTGAGATCACGATGGCATGCTTGTTCTTCCTTCGTAGCATAGCACACAGCGATGATCTGAACACATCGTTCTGTGCGTTGGTACCGTTCGCTAAGAGTAAGTGGATGGCTTTGATAACAGCGAAGATGTTCCCTGCCATCGGTCGTGGCGATGTCTCCGTTACGTACTGCGAAGGCGGTGACTCTGTGTTCTTCACATCGAACATCAGAAAGAGTCTGATCCACAGTGAAGATCCTTTCTCTGAGATGGTACTGCTTCATCGCAGTGTCCGAGATCTGCAAGGGTACTGCATGAACATCCGTGCGATGTGGGTCACAGGTCCAGAAGAGCCGTACCTAACGAGGAAGTACGTGCAGAAGATCTGCAAGGAGCACACAAAACCACGGGTGATCAATGGTTTGTTCGGGAAGTACACACTTGTTGGTTGTGTAGATCTGAAGGCGTTCATGAAAAGTTTATGGAGTATGTAATGGAACAAGAATTCTTAGTCGCAGTGTACGGATCTTTACGAAAGGGCATGGGGAACCACGGACTGCTTCAGTCTGATGAGGTTACGTTCTTAGGGACAGAGCGGGTGAGTGGGTTCGATATGTACAGCATGGGTGGATTCCCGTTCATCACACCAGCACAGGGTGAGATCCGAATTGAACTGTACAAGGTAGGTCATGCTACGATGTTACGGTTAGATCGACTGGAAGGTTATCCTTCGTTCTATGATCGGAAGTTAATCCAGACCAGTAAGGGGCAGGCATGGATTTACTTCATCGTTGGTAAGAACCTATCGAACTACGAGAAGGTACAGTCCGGTGACTGGGTGCTGTTCAGACGAGGCGAGATGTAACCCTGTACCCTAGCACTGGTTAGTGGTACATCGTGCAGCATGGACGATCCTGCTGCGTTTAAATGGTATTATATGTGTTGACATCAACACAAAGGGGATGAGTAAATTTGTGGAATCGTAGGTGTGATCGGCTCAACAGCTTTAACGTTCGGTAACACGAACATCTTCAAACATATGTTACAAATGGACGTGATCCGTGGTAAGGATTCCGTTGGGTTGATCTCAGAAACTGGTGGTAAGATCACCTGTGCTAAGAGTATCACGAACCCTACGGATTTCTTGGAGCACCGTCGTGTCGCTCCGATCCTAGCAGGTGCAGTCCGTGCACTGGTTGGTCATAACAGACATGCAACCAAGGGTTCTGTAAGTGTGAACAACGCTCACCCGTTCGAGCACGGACCGATCTCCTTGGTACACAACGGCACACTCACACATCCGATGCCACCGAACAGTCACTTGTTCGACACAGATAGTGAGAGTATTGCGTACAACCTCAGCCTGATTGAACCATCTGAGGCTGGTGCTTTCATCAGCACGCTGAACGGTGCGTTCACCTTGGTGTGGTACGATGCACGAGACAGCAGTTGGAACCTTATCCGTAATGATGAGCGACCTCTCACGTTGATGCAGAACACATCAGGTACTGTGTTGTACCTGTCGTCGGAAGCTGGGATCTTGTACGCTGCTGCAACAAAGGAGAAGATGGAGGTAGTACCTGCCACTCATATCTTTAACCTTCCTGTTGGACAGCTGTGGAAGTACACCACTGTGGCTGGTGTTCTCCAGCGGGGTGTGCAGAATGTCGAATTAAAAAAGAAACCAGATCCTATTACAACCCCGCATACTTCGAGGACGATGGCTGGTACAACAAGTGGTAAGAAGTCTGATGCGTACAGCAATGGCGTGGATGATTTCAAAAAAGAAATGAACATGGTTCCGGGTTGGTACCCTGCCACTGTGATGCAGTTCACCCCTTCGCACGGGAACTCTGGTCGTGGTACCTTGACCTTGATGTTAGACCAACAACCTTGGAATGATATCCTCGTGTACGGAACAGAAGAACCACTGGTTGATTCTGTTGAAGTGTACCTGTCTACGTTATGGTACGCAGTAGCTAACAACAAGGCCGCTAAGAGTGCAGGTGAGTACACACTAACAAGTACACAGGTTCGTCTTCCTGTAAAAAAGACATTACCCGTCGTCGTGGAAAACGGCGGGTTCGATTCAACGGAAGAACAGTACAAGCGTGACGTACCTGAAGTAGACACTGTGATGTGTGAGGTATGTGAGACACACCAACCTGTTCTTGAATGTGCTCAGTTAAACGATGCCACGTTTGTATGTGGTTCCTGCTACGGTAAGAACGTGAACGTGCAGACCCTCTGTAGCACTGTCGGATTATTATATAACTTCGGAGAGATCCCTGAATGAAGATTGAATTCAATGGCGAACAGATAGAACTCCTGATCGGGATGGATGCAGAGTTCTTCTTGAAGAGAGAAGACCGATTCATAGCAGCTGCTCGTGTGATCCCCGGTCTGAAGACTGACCCACATAAGTTGCAGTACGGTGTGTGTCACCCTGATGGCCTGTCATTAGAGGTAGGTGCCCCACCAGCAGACACCCCACTTGGTATGGTTAAGAACTTGTTCCGTGTTCTTGGTGAAGTGCAAGAGTTGTACCTCACACCAACAGGCACAACGATTGCGTACACAGAAGAGGTACGTGTGGCTTCTGTAACTGGTGCTCAGCCTGAAGACTTAGTGTTCGGTTGTGGTTCAGAGTTCGATGCGTACTCGGATAGTATGTACAAGACAGCAGATGCACCGAACCAAACCTGTCGGTACAGTGGTTTCCATATCCACCTCGGGTTCACCAAAGACCAACCATCGAACGTGTTCACGTACAAAGACATGAGTCGATTGGTTCGAGCCCTTGATGTAGTGTTCGAGGAAGCTGGCCTCAGCACAACAAGGCAACGTGCTACACAGTACGGTGGTAAGGGTGCGTTCCGTGTCAAGCCGTACGGAATTGAGTACCGAATGATGGACTGCACGGTGATCACTAGCAAAGAGAAACTCAAGAAACTTCTCGGTTGTCTGGAGAAACTACCAGAGATCTTCGAGATCGCTCATGAGTACACAAGCGGTGCCTCTGCTGTCAGCAACCTGAAGCGTATCGGGAGGGAAGCATGATTCCTTTGATCAGTTGTTCTGTGAGGGATGCGAGTGCGTACTACCAAGGCACTGTTGTTATCCATGAGAATTGCCCTGCTGTGTTCATGTCAATAGCTCAAGACCTTTCCGTCACGATCCATAAGTACAACGGTACTGACTTCAGCACAACAATTGTTCCGTACAATGAACTGTTCACCCATATCTTCCCAGCGTTTTACACAACTCGGGGAGCGTACATCGGGTTAAATGTTCGGCGATCAACCAAACGTGGGATGGAGTACGACCCAAGCGAGTTGCCTGATCTGTACAAGATCCTTCGAGGGGAGTCCCCTCGTACCACTCGGCGGTACAGTTGGTCTGTGTTCGTATCAGACCATCGTGGTGTGAAGATCGTGTACATGAACGGATTCCCTGTTGGGGTCATCCAAGGAGAGATCTGGTACGTTCGATCATCAGATGTGGCTGACCGATTGGTTAAGTTATTCGATTCAATTGGAGAACAAGATGTCAGTATTCGGGTGGTTTAGAGAAGACAGAGCACGGTACTCTGGTGCGATGTTCGGTATCGAGTTAGAGATCGAAGGGGATGGTATCGCAGAGGCAGACATCGGAACCCTGAATCAGTACTTCAGGAAGACAACCGATGGCTCCCTCCGTAACGGGATTGAGCTTGTGTCAGTACCGTTGACCCTTGATCAAGTGCAGCAGGCTAGCTCTTCGTACACACAGTTCTGTCGTGGTCGTCGGATATCGTTATCCCCCCGCTGTAGTACACACATCCATGTGAATGTACAAGACATGAACGAAGAACAGTTCCGCAGTATGGTGTGGCTGAGTGTAGCACTGGAGCCTGTGCTCCTACGGTACTGCTCCGATCTTCGGAACCATAACACGTACACTGTTCCTGTGTATAACTCTGTGAACCTGATCCAGTTCTGGAACAAGTTACTTAGTGATATCAAGAACAAACGTCGTGGTGCTGTGCAGCAAGTGCTCACGTCCCACGTACCGAAGTACTGCGCTGTTGGTGCGTTCCGTCTGTTCGAGTACGGTACAATAGAGTTCCGTATGTTCCCCGGCTGTAAGGATGGGGTGAAGTTACTTGGTTGGGTTCAGATCCTGAACTCTATCCGTGAGTTAGCAATGACGAACACCGTGTCGCAACTCAAGGATCGCAAGGTACAAGATGGTGTTCGTGTGTTATTAACAGATCAACTGCTTGCAATGCGTAAGACAGTTTCTATTACTGAGTTATGTGATTTAATTGAGAAGGGTATCGAGATGGCTAACGACATCACACGAGAGATCAGTACAGTTGACCAATTGCTAGGCATTCACCAGCAGTTATTCCCAGAAGCAGCACCGTTCCGTGTTGTACGTGGTTCGTTCTGGCAACCACTTGTTAAGGCACAGACTGAGGGCACTCTCCCAGCGTTCCTTGACTCTGTTGGTAGTGACTCGTTCTTACAAGAGTACTCTGCCCGTGCTCGTATGGGTGAGCTGTTCAATGAACTGTGTGCGAACACAGACCCAGTGACAGCAGCGGATATCATTATTCAAATCAAACAGCAGTGGGGTGTGTAATGGCTAAGTTCTTGATCGCTAGTTGGAACAACGGTACAGCTGCCCGTGCTCTTGCAGAAGCATTAGACTGCAAGTTAATGAAGAAAGATTCAACATCCCCGATCCCACGGTCTGTTACTCATGTGATCAACCTCGGGATCGGTACAGAATCGGAGGGCTTCCACCGGTTGCGTACTGCGAACAACTTGGTGAACTCCCCGTTAGCTGTGTATCACGCACAGTCTAAGCTTCGTACGTTCCAACGAGTACGTACAGCTGCCCTCCCACCTCACTGGACGGACGCGCGAGATGCGAACTACGCTTGTCTTGTTGATGGTAAGACCGTTGTTGCCCGTACCCTAGACCGTGGCAGTTCAGGTGCAGGGATCGTAGTGGTAACACCAGAGCAAGCACGAGCTGGTCGTGGTGTCCCACGAGCTGCACTGTACACACAGGCTATTGAAAAGCGTCGTGAGTACCGAGTTCATGTCGGCAGGATAGATGGTGTATGGCGGGTGATCGACGTCACTCGTAAGATCCGTCGCCCCGGTGTTGATGATACAAATCGTCCGTTCATCTGGAATCATGATAACGATTTTATCTTTGTCCGTAACGGGATCTGTGCACGAACAATTCCAAACGAGCTGATCTCTCGTGCACAACAGGCAGTGGACGATCTTGGTCTTCAGTTCGGTGCTGTGGATATCGTTGTCGAAAAGGGCGGTCCGATTAACAGAGCGAGGTGTTATGTTCTTGAAGTGAACACCTCTCCGGGGATGGAGGGGACAACCCTAGAACGGTACGTTGAGTTCTTCCGATTCATGGCGGGGGAGACAATCTCTTGGCGTCCGTACTCGGAATTAGAGATGGAAGGTACAGAGCTAGAGACTGACGAAGGAGGTGTATGAGCACTTGTGTAGAGAAGCTACCGCACTCATGCGGAGGGACTCGCTCCCTCCAAGTGTTCTTGCGGGATGATGGTGAGTACGACGGGTATTGTTTCCGTTGTGGTACATATGAGAAGCATCCGTACGGTGAGGGACAAGCACCCCCGACCCGTACAATGACAATCAAAACACCTGATGAAATAGCTGCTGAGATCAAAGAGATCACAGAGATGGTTGCTCACGAGATCCCTGAACGGAAGCTGTCTCGTAGAGCACTGGAGTACTTCGGGGTACGAGTAGGGTTATCCGAGTTCGACGGGGTAACTCCTGTCTCTCGGTTCTATCCGTACTACACGAAGACAGAACTCAAAGGCTATAAATGTAAGACGAACACAAAGCAGATGTTCAGTGTAGGTAGTACCCGTGGCTGTGATATGTTCGGCTGGCAACAGGCAATGCGGTACGGTGATAAGTACACACTGTTCATCACAGAGGGAGAGGACGATGCGATAGCGTTGTTCTCTGTGCTGAAGCGGAAGTGGAACGGGTCAGGTAATCCATCTGTGATCTCCCTCCGCTCTGGTTGTAAGGGTGCTACTCGTGATGTTGACCACCACATCAAGGATATCCAACGGATGTTCAAGAAGGTGGTGCTCGTGTTCGATAACGATGACCCCGGTCGATCGGCAGTACAGGCAGTATCCAAGCTGCTCCCCGGTGTGCATGTAGCTACGCTTCCATTGAAGGATGCGAACGACATGGTGATCGCTGGTCGTGATGATGAGCTATTCAAAGCTGTGATGTACGAGACAGCTGCGAAGATCTCCGCGATGTCGTACCGATCTTCTGAGATCTGGCACTTAGCTACAGAGGTAGTACAAGAAGGTCTGCCTTGGCCTTGGCCTGAGATGACAGAGGTTACTCGTGGTCGTCGCAGGAAAGAAGTGTATTACTTCGGTGCTGGTGTTAAGATGGGTTCAGTGCAGCCCATGTAAAACTATGTGAACTCAGGGAAACTCCAGACCGGACAATCCTGAGCCAAGCTTTTGATACACTTCCCCTTGTCATATGCAGTAATATGAACTGTAGGTCATAACAAGGGGAAATAAAATGCTAGTACAAGTTAAGGGATACCCGAAGTATAAGGTATCCGATCAAGGGTATGTTGTTGGTGCTCGTGGTAATGTGTTGCTTGTTGACAAGAACAGCACAGGGTATTCACGAGTAACACTTTGTAGGGATGGGATACCTAGCCGTGTGTTTGTACACAGGTTAGTGGCAGAACATTTCGTTCCAGCTGTGGAAGGTAATTCAATACTGAACCACATAGACGGGAACAAAGACAACAACACATCTGCCAATCTGGAATGGACAACTCACGAAAAGAATTTAAAGCACGCTTTAGATACTGGGTTGCGTGACATGAAAAGAAAAGTAGAGATGACCCCTGAACAAAAACAATTGTGTATTAAGTTAATCCAATCTGGTGTTTGTTATCGAGAGATAGCAGAGACTGTTGGTGTGACTTACAACGCAGTTGCTTGTACTAAGCACCGTATATCAAAGGAAGGTGCAACGACTATCCCGCAAGGGAGTACATCACAAGCCAATGGTGATGGAAGCGCATAGCCCTCGTGAGAGGTGATGATATAGTCTGGACTGCATGGGAACATGCAGCAGTTCATAAGAGAACGGGCAGTGGGTTGCGACCACTGTCGAACAAATCGAAGTCTGTGCTCGTTGATCAGATCGCCTCGTTCTGTGCTACAACACAGGACACACCGGTGTACCTCTGTAAGCCAGAGGAACCGATGGGTGGTACACTGAAGCGGTTAGCTGGTAAGGCTGTACGTGCTGTGTTCTGGGACCCGAAGATCGAGTTCCCACCTGAGCAGTTCGAAGCAGGGAAGGCAGCCATAGGTGACAAGGTGATCTTGTACGATGGGTACCAAGGTGTTGATTGGACTATCGTGAAGCAAGAGATCCGATCTGCTGTGTTGGTAGCTGGGTGCAAGGACGTGTTCCTTGATCCTCTCACTTGCTTCACAGTAGGGATGTCACTCACCGAGCAGAACGAGACACTGATCAGCATAGCTTCCGAGTTCGCTGCTATGGCGAACGAGTTAGACTTCACTGGTTATATCTTCTGCCACTTGAATGCACCGCAAGGTGGGCCTGCCCACGAACGTGGTGGTAAGGTACAGTCAGTGCAGTTCTCTGGTTCCCGTGCTATGATGCGTCAAAGGCGCATGTAAAACCTATCTAATTCAGGGAAACCCCAAGCGGGCAATCCTGAGCGAAGGGTTGCAATACTTAGTGATGCGCTCTATCCTTGTTATGCCAACTACAAGGAAACAGCATCATGTACAAACCATTCCCTTTAAATACTCAGTACTTAGTGAGTGACTCTGGTAAGATCCTGTCACAGATAACCGACAAATTCATAGGCACAAACAAAGACGCCTATGGTTACTACCGGTTCTCTTGCAAGATCAACGGGAGTTATAAACACATCCCTGTCCACAGGGCGGTGGCTCTCACTTGGATTGATAACCCGTCCGAGTTACCGTTTGTTAATCACAGAGATGGGGACAAGACGAATAACCACGTTAGTAATCTTGAGTGGTGCACAGACATTCACAACAAACGACATGCAAAAGAACTTGGTCTGATGGCTAAGGGTTCTGACCATTGGAACGCTGAGTTAACAGACGAAGCTGTCGGTATTATTTGTGGGATGTATGTATACGGTTACACAACTGGGGATGTGGTGAAAGCTTTTAATGTATCTCGTGGAACGGCTCTTAACATCAGAGCACGAAGAACATGGACACACATAAGCAAACACTACAACTGGGATAAGAAAACTAAGTATCGTAATCAACGTGCAGAGACTATCGAAACCACAGCGTAGCTGGAAGGGAGTAGAGTAGGGGTGACAGGAGTTGCCCCGAAAAGGTAGGGCTGCTATGCAGCGTGATATAGTCCGATACCCGTAGTAATATGGGACACATGGAAGTTAACTAAGTGTTTTGCCACCAGATGTGGGGCTTGGAAGGGAACAAAGACCCTGACCTTGATCCGCTAGAACGGAACAGACGTGACCTTGTGTTACTGGAAGACCGGATGTTCGGTGAGTCCAGACGTATCAAGCTCCAGTACGATCAACGTACAGGTACACTTGATCCTATTGATATCAATATGGGAGATGACGATTGATTGATTACGATGCAATAAAAGATCTGCGGTTCCAGTTCGCTAATGGTGCTGTGTTAGATGGCAAGAAGTTCCAAGAGGTAACTGACCCTTGGATGTACTGTCGTGGTATCGTGATGAGTTGGAGGAACGATTGATGTCTGTATTGGAAATTATTTGGTCAGCTGTTGTACTTCTGGCGGCTACGTATCTTGTACGTTCTGGTGCTTCCGCCCTGATAGACTGGGGGCATAAAAGCATTGACGACAACATACCTGTACCTAAGCTGGCAGTGTTCGATGTGGTGTTCGGTACTCTCGGCCTACTGTTGTGGGTATGGAACTTGCTGAAGGTCACAGCATGATCAGTGACGAACAGTACACAACGCTGTACAAAAACGGGTTCGCAAGAACCTGTGACTTCTTTCACAAGAAGGGGTACTCCCCTGAAGATTGTCAAGACCTAGCACAAGAGGTGTTCCTAAGTATCTGGAAGCGACGGCATAGATACGATCCGAAGTACTCTCTCGTTAGTTTCTGGTGGCTGAAGTTACTTGATGTTGTGAAGTACATCCACGAGGGTCGGTTCTCTGATCCACTGGATGATCTGATCAAGATCCGTGACTCAGACTACAGAGGACAGTTCGTGATTGAATCGGAACCAGACACAGCTGACTCGTTGGAGACACAGGTTTGGATGGAGCAGTTAGTACGTGACCTCCCTGAACTCATGAAGAAGGATGTGTCTCTGATCCTCGCTGATGTATCCCCTTCGTTGTACGCTGCTGATCGGTTCAAGATCATCGGTCTGAAACGATTAGCGTACGAACGACAGATGGCGAGGATTCACCAAGACCCAAGGATTCTTGAATTCATTCGGGAACAGTTAAGTCCAGACTGAGGTGACTGATGTATGTATTTGATATCGAAGCTAACGGGTTGCTTGACGACGTAACTGTTGTACATTGTGCAGTGTTCATCGACCCGATCACCAGAGATACAAAGGTCTTTACACCTGATACGATCCCTGAGATGTTCAAGTTCATGGACACCCAGCCAGTGCTCTGCGGTCATAACGTAATCGGGTACGACTTCCCCGCTCTGCTGAAGGTACACGGATACAAGTACAAAGGCAAGGTTGTAGATACCCTTGTGATGTCACGGTTGTTATGCCCGAACAGAACAGTCCCTCCTAAGATGGTGCAAGATGTCCGAGATAAAAGAAAGCAGGGTGTACCTGCTCGCCTCTCTGGGCCGCACAGTATTCAATCTTGGGGGTACACCCTAGGGATGGGTAAGGTAGACCACGATGAGTGGGATACGTTCACTCCTGAGATGCTTAATCGCTGTAAGATGGACACAGCGATACAGGTTCTCTTGCTTCAACACCTGAAGACACTGATGGGTGCGTTGAAGTTCCCGAAGGATGTGATGGATCGGACGTTCAGTGTGTTCCAGATCCTACAAGACATGGAACAGTACGGTTGGTTGTTCGATGTACAGAAAGCAAAAAGATCTTGCTCATTACTAGAGCACTGGATGTCACGTATTGAACGTGTGATACAGCCACGGCTACCGAGAATGTCGGAAGCAGCTGAGTCCACTGTCAATGGTGCAGTGAACTGGGTGAGGAAGCCGTTCTTGACCAGCGGGAAGTACGCTGCAATAACTACACGTACGTTCCCAGAGTTGGAGGGGAAGACTGCTAAGGAAGGTGTCGTGGGTGGGCCGTTCTCTAGGGTACGGTTCCGCACTCTTGATATCAACTCTCGGAACGAGATGGTGCAGTTCTTGTTACAGCAGGGATGGGTACCACGAGAATGGAATTACCAAACAGATGACAACGGAAGAGTCGTCAAGGATCATAAAGGGAACCCTATACGTAGCTCTCCTAAGCTGAACTACAAAGACCCGTTCGATGGTGTTCAGGGTGTAGAGGGGCAGCTGTTAGCGAAGTGGGTACAGTGCAGGCACCGTCACTCGTTGATCACTGGGTTGCTTGAGTTAGTCCGACCTGACGGAAGGATCAGCCAACGCATAACAGGGATTGCAGATACAGGCCGACTGACCCACGGGGGTATTGTTAATATACCCGGTGGTAGAAGTTTCTTCGGTCATCGGATACGCTCGTTGTTCATCGCAAAGAAAGGGTACACACTGGTTGGTACAGATTCTGTCAGCTGTCAGGACAGATGCCTAGCGAACCGAGCGAACAACCAAGCGTTCACAGATATGTTGTTGAACGGGGATAAGTCAAAAGGAACTGACGGTCACAGCTTGAACATGAAAGCTATTAACAAAGCTTTGCTTCCGTTCAAGGTACAGATCACCCGTGATGATGCAAAGAACCACGGGTACGGTTGGAAGTTCGGTGCTTCAGATAAGAAACTAGGAAGTATGGTCGGTCTCGGTATGGAGGTAGGTGCGCTGATCCGAGCCGCACTTGCTGAAGTATCTTCCGCTCAGGCTGCGCTAGTCGATGACTTAACGAGACAGTGGGAGAGCACCGCTAAGGTTCGGATGTCTGACTACGGCAGGCCACAGTTGTACGGTGGTACTGTTCAAGGTCTTGACGGTCGTCCGATTCGGATAGAACTTCCACACACAATCCTTGTGTACATCCTCCAGTCTGACGAGGCGATCATCATGCAGTACGCTTTGTTACTGCTTAAGGAACGTCTTGATAAGATGGGATGGGTACATGGTAGAGAGTACGGATTCGTCGGTAACATCCACGACGAGTTCCAAGCAGAGGTACGGGATGACTTAGCTCAGCAGTACGCTGATCTATCCGCTCGTGCAATCAGAGAAGCCAGCCGCAGACTGAACTGCGTAGTCCTTCAGGAAGGGGATTACAGCATCGGACAGTCATGGGCAGAAACACACTAGGTAATTCAATGTTCTTAAAGACAGAGTACCAAACATCTGGGGGCTTAGTCCCTCGGTACATCAACCTTATGCAAGTAGCCACGATGGGATCTTGTTACGGTAAGCGTTCCGAAGAGGGATTCAAGACCGTGTTATGGATGGCGGGATCAGGGTACGCTATGTACTCTCGGTTATCCCCAGAAGAAATCGCAGATCTGTTCGACCTTGAGATCGCAGATGGTACATTAGATCAGGAGTACGTAGATTGAATTTAAACGAAGCGAAGAAACAGACTGGCCCTCAGCACACAGCAGAGGAAGGTGTACAGGTAGCAGTGATCACACAGGTGATCGGTCTTGGTCTACAAGATGGTGGGTTCTGGCAGGGTGAGAAAAAGCCTGATCAGAAAATGGTACGGTTCACGTACGAATTAGTGAACGATGTCCATGATTTCGGTGGCGAGATGAAGCCACTGGTGATCAGCGAAGAGTTCGCGTTCAGTGGTAACGAGAAGTCCCGTTGCTACAAGCGTGCTAATGGTATCGACCCCGGCCTGAAGAACTCGAAAGGTGATCTCTCGAAGTTCGTAGGTAAGCCAGTGATGGTTCAGATCATCCATAACGCTGGTAAAGGTAAGCATGAGGGTAAGGTATTCGCTAACATCGGTGGTGTTACACCATTACCGAAGGGTATGCCTGTACCACAGACCACGTTCAACCCACAGTTCTTCTACGATCCGTACAAGCACGATGAACAGGTGTTCCAACAACTACCAGACTTCTTGAAAGAGAAGATCCAGAACCGCTTAGACGCTGGCTCTGTTACCCGTTCATTGAAGGATGTACCTGATGATACTGACGAAGAGCTCAGCCCAGCCGCAGCACCAACCACTGGTGATGATGACTGGTGATGAACCGAACCATATAGTTTTTGACTTCGACCTCTGGTGTTATGACATCGGGTTCGCAGCACAGGGAAAGGACGGCACGCTGATGCCGTTCTCGTACTGCACTGACCTGATTGATACACGCTTCACGGAGATCATGCAGAAGCTTAATGGTGGAACGTACGAAGGTTTCCTCACAGGAACAGGGAACTTCAGACATCAGGTTGGTACAACGAAGCCGTACAAAGGGAACCGTACGGCCCCTCGTCCACACTGGTACAAGCAAATCAGACAGTACCTCGTGCTGAATTACAACGCTGTGATTGTAGACGGATACGAAGCTGATGATGCTTGTGCTATGGTGATGCACAGGAACCCGATGTGTATCTGTGTTACACGAGACAAAGACCTGAAGCAAGTCCCCGGCCGGATCTTTTCTTACAAGGTCGGGAAGCAAGCCGAGTACCTGTACGAGAACATGAAGAACTGGTACCATGCGTACTGCTTCTTCTCTCAGGTACTTACTGGTGACACCACAGATAACTACCCCGGACTCCCCGGATGTGGCCCTGTGAAAGCAATGAACATCCTCACCTCCTGCGAGACAGCAGGTGATATGTTCGATGCTGTGCTTGATGCGTACCGTGGGTATTATTTCCACGATACTGAACAACGGTTCTTAGAACAAGCAACGTTAGCTTGGATGGTGCGTGAGCTGTACGACGATCACTCACCTGTTATCCCTACTCTTGATAAGGAATTTTATGATGGATACTACCCCAACTCTAGAAATGCTGACAAACCCGGGGTCAGCTGAGAACCACAAGGCAGTGAACCAACAACTGAAGGTTGTGTTAGCTGTGATGGAACACACAAAAGGTGTTGTCCTCGGAGGCTGTCCTCGTGATCACTTCGATGATGTCGCTGCTGCTGATGTGGATATCTACGTTCGATCTCTCCAAGAGGTAGAGACACTTATCCGTGTACTGAACATCACTGAGTTCCGTGAACTATGGAGTGAAGGCGGTGGTGCTCAGCCTGACGGTTCGTACACAGCGAACGATTACTTAACGGTGATCTACGAAGGTTTTGCTGTGATTCGGAAAGCGATCACGAAGGTGAACATCATGGTTGTGAAACCGTCTGTATGTTCTGCTTCTGCTCCAAGAAGTGCACTAGCGCTGAGTGTGCTTCAACACTACCCGCACTCGATGAGTCACTTCGCGTACTTCAAAGTGCTTGGTAAGGTTTGTTTGCTGCGGTTCTCCGCATCGGTAGACCTCGGAGTACAATCAGGTAACGCTGTGTACGATCAGAAGGTGCTTCGGAAGTTATTGCTCCGCCGTAGCAGAGGTGGCGTTCGTATCCTAACAACAGGGTACGGACCTATGCCGGACGTTCGATCTGCGTACTGGGAACGCATGGGTACGTCATTCACCACAGACGTTACTCGTCTTCGGTACAGACCAGCGATCCGTGTTATCAAGAAAAATAACTCACTCGGTGTCCCGGTTACAAAGGAGATCTTGGGTCTTCCGTTCCCGTTCATTCAAGTTCCAAGTGCTGATCTGATCAGACTGGAAGAAGGAGAGACCTCATTACATGAGTACTTGCAAAGTCTCACAGCTCAGATCAAAGGATCTTCCGTTTACTCGACGGAAGATCTTAGAGCAGCAAGGGGGGAGGTGCGCACTGTGCAATACTCATCTCTCTTCGGAAGCGGCAGTGCTGGATCACTGTCACAACTCGGGGTTGGTTCGGGGAGTGATACACCGTCAGTGCAACCAAGTGGAAGGACGGTTGCGAGCATGGTACAAACGTTCGGGCCTCGGATCTCAGATCTCTTTTCCTGAGTTCTTGATGAAGACTGTTCAGTACGTGACAGGAGAGCAGTACCCCGTGCTGCATCCCACTCACGTAACTGAACATGAACAGACTGTTCGATCATTGAACAAGAAACTGAAGTCTCTGAAAACAGACAAAGCGAAACAAAGGGTACTGAATGAAATCCAAAAAACAAAAGCTATCATCGAAGCTGAACGATCAACAAATCAAACAGCTTATCAAACTCAGCAAGACCTTATCCTCTCGCGCTGTATCAGCAGCACTGAACGGTGTGGTAACGAAGTCAACAGTGAACAACGTGTTACGGAGATACCGTGCGACGGAACAGAGTACAACGAGTACACAGGTTGTCGGCCCGAAGGTGTTACTTCTTGATATCGAAACAACACCCGAGATCTCTTACACATGGGGACGATGGAAGCAGTTCATCTCTCAAGGTCAAGTGATTGAACACCCGTATGTACTGACATGGGCTGCACGTTGGCTAGGTTCAGATGTCACAATGAGCAGAAAGCTCACTGACTACCCGAGCTGGGCGAACAGTACTCGTGATGATCGGGATCTTGTCACTGATCTCTGGGCTTTGATGGATGAAGCTGACTACATCGTAGCACATAACGGAGATAAGTTCGATATCCCTTGGATCACATCAAGAGCGATCTTCCACGGACTACCTCCGATCTCTCCAACGAAATACATCGACACACTGAAGGCAGCCAAGAAGCTGATACGTGTCCCATCGTACAGTCTGGAAGCGTTGTGTGTGTACTACGGTCTCACACCTAAGCAGGACAACGAAGGGTTCTCTTTATGGCGTCGCTGTATTGAGGGGGACGCTTCTGCTTTCGTTGACATGGAGACGTACAACGTTGGGGACATCGACTCACTACAAGATCTGTACCTGCGGTTACGACCGTACATGAAAGAGCATCCAAACGGCGCTCTGTACTACCCAGACAGCGAGAGACGGTGCGGTCGGTGCGGGAGTACAGGTATGGAACTCGTCGAAGCACAGGCTCATACAAGCATCAGTACGTTCGATGTGTACCGATGCACTGGTTGTGGTACACACCACCGTGCTCGGAAGAACAAACGTACATCTAACCAGATGGAAACAACTATGATGGCGGTACAATGAGAACTTGTATTATTAATTACCACTCCACAAGAAAAGAATCCCACATCTTTGTCGGAGTAAATGCGCTTCGACAAGCGTTGTACTTCGATGAATGGGGGTGCACTGCACAGATGCCAATGAGTTGTACAACATGCAAAAGCAGTGGGCTCTCCTGCGGAGTATGTGTTGGGGTGACGTAGCTAAAACAGCACTCCCCGTTGACAAGGAGCAATTACTGGGCAATGGTAATCATGCAAAGATATATGAAACACGCACTGGTTCACTATTGTTCAGTTCGCAGAACAATGGTAGCTCTCCTCTGTTCGAGTTCTGTATTCTGTATAAAGATTGCCGAGGGGGTAGGTTAGGTAAGTTCACAGACCGTATGTTCAAGTACTGTGCAAAGTACCAAGCTTGGTTTTCCTTGAATAAAAAGGATTTCCGATGTCAGTCTAAAATTACTATGGGAAGTAAATGATCAACCGTAACCAACTACGATCCGTTATTCAACGGACACTGAAGAAGTTCGAAGCACTAGGTGGAGCGAAGTACTCAGCAGATGCTGTTGAGCTTCTGATGATGGTAGCTGCACACGAATCACATCTCCTGTCTTACATCAGACAAGTAGGTGGTGGCCCTGCCCTCGGTCCGTACCAGCATGAGCCAGAGACTATCCGTGATCTGTACCGTGTTGTGATCAGCAAGAACCAGAAGCTTGACTTCGCTGTCTCGAAGTTCGTACCAAGCACGAAGTCTTTAACAGCAAAGGATTACTCTGAGTTAGTAGAGACAGATCTTCGGTACGCTACTGTGTTGGCTCGTGTTCACTTCATGCGGTTCGACGAACCACTACCTAAAGCAGAAGACGTCAGCGGCATGGCTGTGTACTGCAAGAAGTACTGGAACACTGAGGCTGGTGCTGCAACCCCTGACGATTACCGTCGTGCTTATTTGAAGATGTGTTAGGAGGAACGATGGAAGACGATTTAGATTACATGGAACTAGAGGACTTCGGCTTTGATGTTCCTGATGTGGACATCGAGTACGAGCAGAACGATGATGAAGGATGTGAAGGGGGAGCTTGTAAGATATGAATCTGAATGAACTGCAACAGAAACTTGCTAGTACAGTACGGTACAACAACTTAGTGTACCCGTACCTAGCTCTGAGCCACGATGTTGGCTTTATCATGGGAAATCTAGCGATGCCCATGACAGGGAAGGGATCTCCGGCCGGCGCACAAGCGAGTGTCCGAGCTGTTCTCCCCTCTGTGTTGTCGAATGTTGTTGAGATCTGTTCACAGAACGGATGGGATCTACAAGAAATCGCTGATGCTGCAATTCAAATAGGAGAATGTCGCCGTGAGCAACCCGTACCTGATCACAGTTAATGGTGTTACAATGGACTGCTATGATATCACAGATGCTGTTCAGTTCGAACAGTCAGCTGTGGCTCATGCTTTCAAGAAGATGTTTGCTATGGGTAAACGGTCTGGGGGTAAGTCGTACGAACAAGACTTAGATGACATGATCCGTTCACTAACAAGAGCTAAGGAGCAACTCCGTGGGAAAAGTGAAAGACCGATCGCTGATGTCGCTGGAAGAACTACAGGAGTTAAACGTCCCGAAGATGCCACCAACAGTGCGGGAGTTGGAACGAAGGGTAGAACGGTTGGAATTAATGGTACTGGATCTGATCGGCCACCTCCACCTCCAGAAGACCAAGGATTAGAAGCTGCCTTTAAGTGGTTAGCTGCGATGGATGCGTACTTAATCAACCATAAAGGAATAGACGAACGACGCCGTGATACCGTCCGTCTATTTTGAAGGAGTATTATAACCTGTTAGGCCCGCGTTAGCGGCCTATACCAGTTACTCAGTGGGTTTAGTGAGGTTGAACGTAAGGTTCATTACCTCGTACAACGCTAAACCTACATCATCTGCTGAACTCCCAGTTGTCTTACTGTACGACTGGGCTGCATCATTCAAGAACTTCTCTGTGGATCTGAGGTTGCTGTTCATGCGATTGATCTTGGTCATTGACTGGTCAATCCCTGAATAGTACCCCGGATTCTTAGAGAACCCTGCTGCTTTCCTGTACCCTTCCTCGTTCAATGACAGCTTGAACTTCCCGCCTGAGTACTTCAAATCTAAATTACCCATCACGTTCGGATCTTCTAACATCAAGCTAGGAGCGATAGTGTTCCGCAGTACACCAGTACTGGATTGAATCCAGATATCTAGCGGTGTGCTACCTTCAGCTGCTGCTGCATCAACTAACTCCTGACCGAGTTCTCCGTTCGCCTGTGAGCGAGCGAGTGTTTCGAACAACGCAGGTACTGCATCTGGTCGAGAACTAACAGCACGCACCTTAGAAGGGGCTTGGTACGTCTCCTGTAAAGAGTTCAACAACGCTTCTGCTGATGTTGTACGAAGGACAGGATCTTCTGACTTCCCTGCTCGGAACAACACAGATCCCATGCCTCGGTACAGAGGACTAGGGTTCACTGAGGTTCCTTGAACAGCAGCACCTATCCCAGAGGCAGCCCTCCGAATCACTTCCTGTGTATCCTGCGTGGAGTACGATACAGGGGTGTTCTCCAACACGGCACCTAGTGCCTTGACCGGCATCCGAACAGTGTTCTCCACATAGATCTGTGTAGCGAATCCTTTCGCCATTTTCGGAAGAACCTCAAGGGTTGTTCCGTACGACAGAAGATCAAGGTTCACCTTCATCACATCTACAGCGAAATCCCCTCGCATCAATGCGATCGCATCATCGTACATCTTCATCACACCAGTCACACGGTCTGCGTTCAAGTCTGATGGATCACCACCAAGACTCTGTACGGTCTTCGCTGCGTTGTACTGAGCGGTTGTCTTCAGTTGTGTGAGGTCAGCAATGAACTGTAGCTTGATCTGCTCCGCCTTCGATGGATCTGCTTTCATTGCAGCAGTCGCAGCTTGGAACTTCGATTGCACAGCTCCTGTGCTGTTCCCAATGAACGTGTTAATACCTGTCTCGGAGGCGAGCTTCCGCTTGTTCGCGGTGATGCTCATGCTCCCTGACGTTAACGAGTTCTGCTGGATGGCATCAGCTGTCCTTGCCTGTACTCCACGACGAGTCATAGCTGCACCGATAGCCATATCCTGCGTGATCAGCTCAGGGTTCCCACCGTAGCTCTGGATATCCGCCAGCAACAGCTCACGACCTTCGAACTCTAGGTCAGCAAGTTTCTCTGCGTTCCGTTTCTCAAGAGAATGTTCTGCCTCCCGATCAACGATCTCCTTTGTTTTCCCTACGGTATCCCCAAGAACTTGTCGGTACGAATCCGCTGAGCTTGCGCCCAGCGAACCCTGACGAACCAGTGTTTGTTTGTTCAACCACCGGTCCGCCTGTTGTCTCCCACCTGTCTCGACTAAGAACTGGTACTGCTTCGCATCCTCGATAGCAGCACTGTGTCCTTCAGTCTCCCACTCTTCCTTGACTTCCCAAGCATTAACCTGAGCAGGTTGGTTCATCGTGCCGATCGCACTGAACAGATCAGATAACCCAGACATTGCTGTCTGGGCAGAGGTATCAACTACAGGGGCTTGAACACTAACAGAGCCCACTGCCTTTGGTTGTACTGGATTTGTGAACATCTTCGTCCCTTATTGTTGGTAATCCAGTGCATCAAGGAGGAATTGAATACCATCTTTAAGCTCTGGGTTATCGTTCTGTAGTTTCTTTAACGCCTGTTTTGCCTGATCCGTACTCAGTGTGCTTGCGATCTTATCAGCGTGCTTCATTAACACACCATCGGACTCGAACACTAACTGGGTAGCGAACACACGCTTCGCTTCCTGTGCTTGGATCACGTTCGATCCAGACAGAAGTTCAATAGCACGCATCCCCTGTGTCAATGCCGAAAGAACCAACTCACCGTTCACCTGACCATCCTGCACACCAGCGACCATCGACGTAGCCATCCGGTTCGCTACCTTCGCTACCTCAAGCATCTGCTTCTCAGCATCGAATGTTTGAGAACGAGTATCGTAGTACGACTGAACTGACTCAGGTGGTACAGAGAACAGGATCGGAATCCAAGAAGTGTCTGTGACTTCAGCAATCGGACGACCACTTGAGTCCACGTACTCACCGATGTTAGCAGCAGCGTACGCACGGAACACGTCGTTAGTACCAGATGTCACTGATGCAGCAGTGGCTTGGATAAGTTTCATCCACACTGCTTGATCCATCGGCTCTGCGTTCCAGTACGCTTCCCCCATACGAGTTAGCTTCTTACCGGTACCCCACAGACTAGCCACAGGACCACCAAGCTGGAACCCACCATCGTTCGTGAACATCATCTCAACGGTAGTCTTAAGCGCTCCCTCTGGAGAGAACCGAGACTGTACGTTCATCCGCTCACCGACAGCATCTTCCACACCCTTAGCAACAACACCATCTAAGAAGTACGACACAGCTTCCTTCGATAACCCCTTGTCAGTAAGTACATCCCCGATCTCATCCTTCAGTTCATCGAACAGAGGGTACACACCAGCCCCGAACAACCCAGTCATCATGAACATCGTCTTCACAGACTCAGCCCATGTACGAGCGTACGGGTTCGTGCCATCCATACTGATCCCGAGTTTGTTACCAGTGAAGGTACGTACTGCTGGGTCAACGATCAGGTCGTTGTACATCCGGTGCACATGTTGAACGAACATCAACTGCATACTTGCAGCGTTCTGTTGGTACGCGAACTGGTCTGTACGGTTCTGGTTCCACATCAATCGACGAGTATCCGCAGCAACAGTGACTCGACCTGCTCTCGATAACGCACCGTCGATACCATCCTTCGCAGCAGCGGTACTGAACGCATGGTTCCAAGCGAACAGGTTCGCGATATCAGTAGCGATATGCTGAGGGAACATCAGTGCCTTACCGATCCTCTCCCCACCACCGAAACCCGGTACCATACGCTTCCAGAACGCACCACTCGTGATGTTATGACGACCAGCCTCTACCCTACCAGACTCCCCTAACAACGCCACCATATCCTGTGCAGCAGCGCTACGAAGGATACCTGATTCCTTCAGGTTCTGAACATGCTTCGCGAACTGCTCAGGTGTAGCACCGAACAGCTTCGCACCTACCACGTTCATAACTCTTGCGTCGATGTTCAGGTTCGGGATACCGAACAGTGCAGTAGCCAGAGTCCGACGAATAGTGTTCACACTGAACTGAACAGGGTTCTGAACGAACAGGAACGCTGTCTGAGCGGTGTTCGCCATAACCTGATACAGTACACGGGTACCGATCAATAACGTCGCTGTGACCTTCTTAAGCTCTTTATCTAGCTGTGAACGACTGATCCCCTTTAACAGTGGACCGAACACCTTGCTTCCGTTGTCGATAAGCTCACTAGCGTACGTCTCAACATGGTTCATGAACAACACGAACTCTTTGTTCGAGACTGCATGGTCGAAGTTCTGGATCATAGCATGAGCTCTACGAGCTTCAGCAGGGATACCAGCAGCCTTCGCTGTCTCTGACCAAACGATCTGGTCGAACTCAACGGGGAATGATTCGTATTTGTCAGCGTGCTTCGCATACAACTGACCGAACCTCCGCTTCTGAACTTCAACCGCGTCGATGCTCAGAGCACGACGGATCTCACCGACAGACTTCGATAACGACTCTTCGATACTCAGGACTTCTGCTGTACCGTTCGGACCTAGCACTCGCTCACCACGCTTCCGAGCATGAGCAGGCAGACCAGAGAACGTACCAGCAGTATCAAGACCGAACTCTCGCTCACCCTCGCGAGTAAGTAACGGAGATGGGTACGTTTGTTCTGCCAGAGCACGAGCATCCTCGGGGGTAGCGATACCGAACAGGTCGTCGATATCCTTCTGGATCAACGCCTCACGAGCAGCCACAGCTTGTGCACGATTAGCGTACAACCCTACAGTACTATCACGAGGAACCTTCACACCGTTCACACGCTTCTCAGAGATCTTCGTGACCTTGTAAGAAGTACCGCCTTTATGACCACCGACCAGTGGAGCCCACCAATCTTCCCCTTTGTAGTTCACATCAACGTGACCGTTACGGATATTCATCGGGGTCTTAGATAACGGCTTCACCTTTCCGGTCTTGATCACAGCGAAGTCGAACAGTTCCCCATCCAAGAACTCAGCTTCTCGATGCACACGAACAATGATCTTGTCCCCTGAGCTGTACACAGAGTCAATGAACTCGTCTGTTAGTTTCTGAACTGTACCTGTTTCAAGATCATAGATCTCATCGCCCCACACCTTGTCTGATGTGAACAGTCCATCGGTACCATCTTCAGGACGGGCACCACGAGCAGGCTTATCTGCCAGTGGGCGGACATGCACCTGACCGTTCAGGTCTTTCAGTACACCGTTCGCATCGTACGCAGACTTGAATCCGTTCTGGTCTAAGTTCTTGTACACAGCACGTTGACGGACAGCAGCAACAGAATCGTAGTACGCACGAGTACCTTTGTACGCATCCCATACACGATCGTTAACTGGTACACCAAGTACACGTGACGCCTCAGCAGCAGAGCTGAACACGATCTCATGCTCATCACCGTGCATCAGTACCTTCGTCCATGTATCCGCATCAGAACCACGCATACGAAGAACAGGTTCCAACATCTGCTGTTGCATACCTGCTAGTCGAGTGCCCTTGTCTACGTACGCAGTGTATCCGTTGAACAGATCTTCACGTAACATCCGCGACCAAGACTGTAGGTACGAGGCACCGGGGATACTTGGTGAGATATAGTTCGCTGTGAACGGATTCGCGAATGAACTGTTCGGAGTCAGTGTGTTCTTCGCTTCAATGAAGAACTCCAGCTTACCGTTCGACTTCGTGATTGTATCCTTCACATCTTCCCAGTACTCCAGTGGCTTGTTAGAACCTTGTACACGAACCTTGATCTTACCTTCAAGTCCGAATAAATACTGGGATGCACGCTCTGCATCTGTGAGATTCACGTACCCACCATCAACAGACCCGCCGAATACCCCTAGAACGTCCAGAGTGCCATCCTCAGCCACTTGAACTAAAGAGGAATGGCTTGGGTGCAGTGTCCCTGCCGATTGAGCAGCGACAGTTTGAGCCCACTTCTGTGGGACATCTTGAATTTCTTGCTTCGTGAGTACATCTGACACACTTTGCTTCGCTAGTTCCTCGTTGAACTTCAGAACTAACCGGTCGATCTTGTGAGGAGAGCCCGTTACTACTGAACTTGTCACACCAAGACCAGAGTTCGGGTTCGGAACTACACGTTCAGCGACTGCTTCAGGTGTAACACCTAAGAAATCCAACGCTTTCACGTCTTCTTTCACAGCAGCTGACACAATACTACGAAGAACAACAGGGTTCTGTGCGGATAACGCATCGAACACACTACCCCTGTCAGTGATTGCAGCTTGTACACCAAGAGCGAGCTTCGACTTCTGTGCCAGCACCGGTGAAGCCACCTGAAGTTTCTGGTCGATACGAGAGATCTCTGCCTTCGCTGCTTGGAACTGATCTTCTTCGTCGATACGAGCTTGGATCAGGTCGAGCTCCGCTTCTTTCTCAGCGATCCGTGCGCTCTGTTCCTTCGCAGCTTGTTTGTTCGCTGCCTTGAACTTCACACCAGTGCCTTGGATTTCTTTGGTACGGTCTGTTAAGTTCTGCTGCTTAATGCTTTCAAGCTCAGCGTTCAATTGTCTCTTATCTTGTTCAAGAGTCTTCCGATCAAGACGTGTACCAGCAGACCCTGCCCGTAATTCTAACTCAGCCTTACGTGCTTGAAGTGCTTTAGTCTCAGCCGACACCACTACAGGTGTTGCTTCAGGAACCTGTGTGGTTAATCCTAGAGCGTTATCTACGGTCTTCCGCAGTACAGTCTCCAGTTCCGCAATACTCTCTGGGGTACGGGCCTTTGAAGCAGCACCTAGTTGACCGAACAACCGAGCACCGAGTGCTTCCCCTGCACCTCGAAGTCTTTTCCCGATCCCTAGAACAGAACCAACTACAGGGGCTGTGCCCACTGCATCAACTGTATCAAGAATGTTACCCATGCTGACGTTCTGGTCAAGATTCATGAGATCATCTTGGATCACATCGAACAACTCAGAAGACCACACTGGGTTCACACCGAGCTGCTCTGTATCCATATGAGCAACAACCTCTTGGACTTCCCGAAGGCGAGCACTGAGCTCAGACACCTTCAAGGTTGGGTCCATTAAGTACTTCACGACAGCATCCGCATCATCTGACTTGAACACGTAGTTCTGGGGGTCAGCTCCGATACGTTCACCAAGGATCTGTAACAACTTCCCTTGATCTGAACGAGAACTAACAGCGAACAGTGGGTTCAGTGTAGCTGTTGTCCAATCCCACAAGGAAGCGTTCTCAGAATCCTCAGCGATCTGGCGAGAGAACGTTTGTTCAACTGCCTGTTGGTACATCACCTCAGACATCACGAACTCGAAGTTCTTGAATATCTTTTTCTGTTCAGGTGTCAGACGATCAACTGCTTCAGAGATCATCCGAGCTTCTTTGTTCACGGCATGAAGGGTACGAAGTTCTTCCTTCGCTTCATCTAACAGTGTGTTCGCTTGAGCTGGTTCTTGAACCGCGAACCCTAAGAACGATTGGTTCTCCCAGTGACCACTGAACACAGCAGCTTCGTCGTCCTGACGTGTATCCATCAGGAACTGCTCCAGAAGCACGGAGTGCCCTGTTGCACCAAGGTCAGTACGTACCTCTGTAGCCACAGAGCTAAGGTCTTCGGGTGCTGCTCCTGAAGCCACAGCCACAGCAAACCCTAGCTGTGCTGCTCTTTTGTCAGGAACAGTTGGTGAAGAAGATATCACCTTTGAATCAAAGAAATTCTGTAGCGAAGAGTCCGAGAAAAAACTCCCTTGCTGCGAAGCCAAGGGAGAAACGGGACTCTGTGCTGTGCGGTACGGGATTGGCTTATCACGAGCGACTTGATCAGCAGCCCGGATCTGCTGAACTAACTCTACTTTCGCAGGTTCAGCGAGGTTCGTATCACGAACGGTTTGTTCTAACTGAACAGGGTCAACCTGCTCTGTCAGGATTTGATCTTGAAGATCTTGTGCTGCTGTCTCGATAGCCATACGTCCCTTACCGTTCAGTGTTATTGTACAGGACCGACTGGGGTGTTCGCCTTCGGTGCCTTAGTTGTAGTACTCGTGAATGAAGCAGCCTGCAACGATAACGATGCCAGTGCTGCCCAGTTGCTTGACTTGTTCTGTGCGTCAGCTGCTTGCTGTCCGTACATCCCAAGCACCTCTGCTCCTGTGCTTACCTGTTGTGAGAACGCAATGTTCCCTGCTGTTGCCGCTGTGATCCCAGCCTGTTGACCAGCGAATCCAGAGCTATCAACTGTCCCTGTGTTCACAGCCATCTGTGTACCTTGTGCTCTCAGGATCTGTGCTTCACGCAAGGACTGCATCCTCTCTCGTTGTCTCTGTCGATCTTCGATCTTACGAGAGACTTCGTTTGCTTTCCGCTGAGCCTTCGCGGATTTACTTTGCTGCCTCACACTAGCAACGGTACTGGCTGAGAACAACCCAAGGGCTAACGCTGCAAAAAACATATCACATCCTCCCCTTTATACTGTACTGGATGCTGTACCCGTACAGATCTAATCTGTTCTGCCCAGTGCTTTCGAATCTCACTTGAACAGCCCGTCCAACTCCTCGAATTTTATCCCTGAACGTTACGATATCATTCCGCAATGTTAGTACTTCAGGGATAGATTCCGCAGTGTACCCGTGAGGTAAAGCACGATACGCTTCCCTCGGTTCTGTGCTCTTGTTCCTATCCCAATCGAACCGCAGACTCAGAAGACAAGACGAAGGGAAGTCGAACTGGTACCCACCAGAGTACCCGAGGATGTTCTTCTCTGTTCTTCGGAACATAACAGCGATCAGGGGAACTCCTTTCTTCTGAGAGAAGTTCTGAACAGTCTCTGGTTGGGTAACGAGGTACGAACTGTACTCCCCATCTTCGAAGTCAGATAACGTTCCCTGAACTTGAGAGCTGAATTCCAGCACACCAAGTTTTTGGTGCGCGTACAGAACCTTTCCTAAGGTATCGTTGTACACTGCCCCGACAGAAGACCGGGTTATCTCCCCAGTCCCTACGTTCAATCTCCAAGGGTGCCAAGAAGAAAGCTTCGAGTCGAATACCAGAGCGCTCCCTTCTTCACCGGGATTAACTAGGTGGACTCTCCCAAGGATCTCATCATACACAGCATGTGTTTCTTCTGTGATGAAATCTTTCCAGTACGATTGGATCGTCGTCTCTGTTAAGGACGAGACTGTCGCCTGCCCCAGAGCAGCTTCTTGTACAACGTAACAGGACTCTCTCCCTGCGAACAGAACAACATCCCTCATCGGAAGTATTGTTCGCTTAGCGTACAACACGTACGGAGATATCTTGGATACTGCGTACGAAGTAGCGCTGAACCCTGTGTCTGTTGTCCCCGAGATGTACCACACCCCGTTATCACAGAACACCAACACACCAGCCTTGAAAGGCTCAAGCGCTTTTATTTCCCCCGCATCTTGTATTAAGATCTCGCCTCCATCTGTATCTAAGATATCAGAGGCGTCTTCCGCTATCGGGTCATTCCTCTGGAAGCATTTCCCAATCAAGGAGAAGTCATCAACAACGACTTGGGAGAAGTACACACGCCCCTGTGTTCCATAGAACACACGCCCGAAGGCAACAGCCACAGCTTTGGGGTACGATCTTGTCTCAATCTGGATCATGGAACTGGGTACCCCGGTGGTAGTTCTGGGAAAGAATCATCAATAGGATCATACGGAGGGATAGGATCACTCGTACCCGGCACGTTCCCATCTTGTACTAATGTTGTGAGTGTGTTGCTCGGAAGTCCATCGTTCAAAGGACTATCCACTCTAGCCTGTCGATCTAAACTACGGATATCGTACACGTAATGTCCACGTGGTGCCTCTGTTGAACCTACGTTCACGGAGTCAAACGATTGTGGGTCGAACCTGAGTTCCCCATCAGGGTCTGTGATATCCCCTAGGTACGCGATGTCGGCGTTCGATGGGTACTGTGAACGAGATGCATTGAACGCTGCTATCGGATCGGATAACACGTTCGTAGTTATCAACTTCCTACGCTGGTACCAGCCTGCATTGTACAGGTTGTATCTATGGTTAGGAAGAAGCTCTGTTGGGCGCTGGGTAACTGTTAACTCGTCGTCCAGAAGTTTGAAATCACGAACGAATAAGTTCACGTACTGGATCGTGAACTCACCAGACGATTCTCTAGAGAACAGTAACGGACGAGAGCCATACGCAACCAAACATTTTGTACGTAAGAAACAGATACTCGGTAATACGAAGTCTTCACTCTTGATCTTTGTCTTGAACTGTCTGTTCAAGGAAGCATCAGAGGATTCATCTATGAATGTAGTACTGACTTCCCTCTCTCCCGGGGAAACCTCATCAGGCAGAACGGAGCAGACGACGTAGCATCTGCCCTTTCTCCAGTACCGGACATCTAACACAGTCCCTTGCACATCATTCACAAGTCCATCTAGAATCTTGAACCCATCCCTTCGGACACGGATCATTCCATCTGTGTCAACGATCATGTTCAGTTCGTCAGAGGTTGTGCCTTGGAGTTCCTCTGGCGTACTTAGTGGGTTGATCTCTGTAACCAACCCTCGGGCAAAGCTCAGGTACCCTTGGTCAACCTTCCGACTGTATGACATCCTAACCCCGCTTCACTAGGTACGCACGAATAGCTTTCTCTGCTACGTCTGTTGAGGTGTACAATCCATCGAGTTCCTTCGGGACCACACCGCCACCATCGAATCCGATACGGAACAGAGAGCTCCCTTCTGAACTCAGTACCTTCAGATCCTTACCGTTCTGAACTTCTACCTTACTTGCTGCTGCACTAGCCATTATCGTCTCCCGTATAGTTTCTTCACGGAGTACTTATCTCCGATTGTTTTTTGTGATTGTTGCATCTTACTTAAGAACTGATTCGATCTTCGAGCTACGTTCTGATTCCCGATACCACGTAGTGCTACAGCGCACTCGTTGATCACTGTGTCTGTGTACCCAGAGATCATACGCTCAGGTAAAGGAATCAAGAAGTCATCTTCCTGCAAGAACACAGGAGCTTGTACTGCTACGATCTTTGTCTTTGATTCTTGGAGTGTACTGTCAAGTTCTGAGTCGTACGCATCGAACACTAACGTGTGATCATCGAACGTGGTGCAGTACAACGGTGCTCTGTTGTTCATCACTACGAACGGGACACCATTAACCAGCATAACCTCGGTGTTCTCTTGGTCTGTGTTCATACCACTTACGTACACTAAGAACTCTTTCGGGTCAATGAACTGAACTCTTGACCACTGAACCCCACCGGTTTTGTGTGTGTTGTACCAGATCTCTGAGTCATGGATTCTACGAATCTCAGACGGGATCAACATCACACAAGGGAGGTCTCCATCCGTGCTTGCATCAAGCGAGCGAACAACTGTACTGTGCATCTGATCACGGTTCTTGTCAACGACAGTGTAGAACACATGCTCTGCGATCTGAGCAGCTTGTTGGCTTTCTTCCGAGTCAAAGATACTATCTACTTGAAAGCCGTCCACGTATGTTAAGTAGTCTTGGACCACTCGAAGTAAAGTTTTCTTTGACATCTTAGTTCCTATTAGTATGTTTCTGAAGGGTGGCGTGACTTCTTACTCTTCAGCTTCTTTGTTGCTCTCTCGTACTGCTCGCCCATCGGGACCTCTCGGAAATTAGAGAAAGCTCTTCGTGGTTTACGAGACAATCCAAGATCACCTTGCCCCGGTAAGTTCGGTGGAACAGTACGTGTTATCTGCTCTTTCTTTCGATCAGCAGCCAGTGCTGTAGCAACCATCTTAATACCATCCAACTGTCGGTACGTTGGACTCACTGGTGATTTCTTCAGGGTCTTTACTGCCGGAACCTTAGTTGCTTTTGCAACCTGACTCATTGTTTTCTTGACAGCCATGTTCTCTCCAAACAATAAAGGCGGGACAAGCCCGCCCTTAAAGGATTATAACGTTAGTACGTTTTCACACCAGCTACATCAGCAGATGGAGCACGGTACTCTACGTTCAGCTTGAACTTACCACCAGTGTACGCAGTTGGGACTACCTGAATCTGTGTGACACCAGCTAACGATGCGTTCAAGCCAGCACCTGCACCTACGACAGTCTTGTTCAGAGCATCGAGAGAAGCACGAGTTGTACTTAGCAACACTGTACCACCAGTGCCATCCTTACGGACAGCGTTCACTACGAACGTATCTGTAGAAGCAGCAGAGGTAGCTGCACCGATTGCTACTAACACAACACGTTCGATAATAGAACCTGATGGGATAGCTGCGAGCATTTCGTTAGTAGCACTGAACGTAGGAACATCGTTCCAATCGAACACGTACTCTAACTCTGTTACTGAACCGATACGGGAAACTGCTTCACCACGTTTAGCATCCAGACCACGAGGACCGAAGTGCGTGAACCGACCGCCGACTAACTCTTGATTACCTTTAGCCATTAGGCTTTTCTCCTTAGAGATTGAAACCCCTCACAGGGAGCTGATCTTACGGGTAGCTGGAGGGGTACGTTAATTACTTATCGGTCAGTACGACTACGATAGACTCAGGACGCTGTAGACCGAAGCCCCAACGTGACTTCGCGAAGTACTCATCACGACCTAAGTCGTCATTACGCTTCATGCCAGCAGTAGGAGCACGACGAATCACACCCATGAATGGCTTGCCGTCATCATCACCAACGTACATCGCGATGTTCGCTACACCGTTCGCACCAGTTGTCTTCGCAGTATCAGTGAAACCACCAGTGATGGTCTCAACACCGACTACTGGTAACAGTGTGGTGATCATGATATCGAAGCCGTAGATATTACGGTAGAACTGCATTGAGTTCCGATCAGCGAAGCCTGTCTCGATCAGACCTTGGAAGTTCGGGTTCTCTGATGTAACAACTTGAGACAGACCGTTCAGGTCGAACTCAACTGTTGGATCAACGAAGAACACACGACCGTTCGCTGGGATGTTCGCTTGGTCGAACGCAAGCTTCATCTTACGGATATCGTCTAACGTGATCTTACGAGCACCGTTCGAACCACCGTTAGCTACGAACCGGTGAGGCTGACCGTTGATCAGGTTCGGGTTCGATAACGTTTGTTGGTTCGATACAGAGAAGATATCAGAGACCATCTTCTGACGGAACGCTTGAGCCGACTTCCGAGAACGAGCACTTACTAAGCCCGGGATCTGAGAGCGAGCATCTTCTTTCAGTTCGTCAGTGATGAACCAACCATCACTGTCACGATCAGACAATTGAAGATAGATACGTGATGTGTCGATCGCTGAGAACGTCAGTGGTTGGTTCTCGTTGAACGGAGATAACGTTACATCACCGATTTGGTTGATGTTCAGTCGATCACCTTCAGGGAACTCTGATGTCCGATCATTGAACAACAGACTTGAGTCAGTTAACTGCTCATCGAACGACTCGATCAGCGCTGAGCTGTACAGTTGTTGGATGACTAGCGCAGCGGTATTACCAGTAGTTTGCATTTGAACTCCTAAAAGCCAGCTTGTTTAAGAGCGAGCTCGATTGCTTGTGTACGCTCACGGTTTGAAGTCCCACGAGATACAATTAGTTTAGCAGCATCCTTGATTGGATCGCCAGTTGGTACGTGTTGAGCGGAATAAGAACTAACAGGTGCTGGGTTCGGTTTCACTTCAGTCGTAGTAAGATTGAACAGTCGCTTGAATGCTTCTGGTTTAGTCTTAGCCATCAGGACGATATCTTCCTTCGACATCCCGAACTCTTTACCTGCTTGTTCCAACTTCTGCTGGTACGAATCACCGTGGATTGCGATAGCAGCTTGGGTACTGGCATCTAAGTTAGCCTTAGCTAATGCCTCCTGCTGCCAACGAGTCAACGCTTGAAACGCACGCTCCTCAGCAAGTGCCTCCAACTGAGCAGTCTGATCCGGTGCTGGTGCCGATGTCGTCGGCAAGACTGGTACAGTCGCTTGTTGTGCGGCTAGAGCATCCTTCGCTTTCAGTTGAGCTTCTGTCAAAGCTAACTTCTTACGATAGGATGCAAGTTCTTCTTCTAGAGTACTGATGTGTTGATCAGCATGTGCGATCTTTGTACTAGCTGTTGTAGCATCGTACTCACGATCGCCTACCTTGAATTTAATTTCTTGTGGTGTACCAGATTGGTCTGCTGGTGCGGCTGTATCAAACATCTAAGTCCCCTAGATTATTTTAATTAGCTCACGTAACACAGTTCTTTTCCCTCGTGCTACAGCTTCAGAGAACCTGAACTGGAACAGAGACAAGAACCCAGTCTCTTTGTCTTGATTCACACTCTCTGCTTCTAACGATGCAGTGAGATGCTCGATCAATTCTTTAGTGAACGGGTTCTGCTTCCAAGATTTGTACTGTTGTACGTATTTGTCTTTCTCTTCTTTAGTTTGAAGAGTACTCCAGCGTGCCTGTGAAGCACGCGGAATTCTTGTTTCTGACATCATATTACTCCCCTACCAGAACAGTCCGTATCAACCAACAACTTCAATAGCGCTTGGTTGAGACACAGTGTTCACAGTCTGCTGCTGTAATGCAGCCATAGTGACCTCTGCATCCGCTTGTTCTATCATCGCTCCGTGCTTCTCGTACAGCTCGAACTGTGCGAATCCACCTAACTCTTCAACAGCTTGTGCAAGGTTGAATGTCTTCAGGTGAGCAGCTGTTAAGTTCCCAAGGTTCGAGTTCGCTAACAGGTTCAACATCGTCATCTGTTGGTTCTGACGTTTGAATCGACGAGCACCCATTGGAACAAGCTTCCCGTTCGCTGATAGATCCGCCTTCGTGATACTCAACAGGATAGGCATCCCTTCCTCATCAGTACTGATTGCCTCGATCACTGAGTGGAAGTTCTCCCGACCGATGTCGATCTCTGCCTTCACCATTGGTTCCAGAAGATCCAGTTCCAGTTGTTCTGCTTTGTGCAAGAACTTCCGTAACGCAGCATCGTCTAGGTTCTGTACCTCACCAAGAGTTTTCTCACCCGGTGTACGGAACCCCATTAACTGAGGAGGAAGGCCAGCAGCGGTACGTGCATGTTGCATCAAACGATCTTGATGTAGGTCTGCTGTCAGCACTGTTGTGTCAGGTACAAGGTCACGAACGCCACCACCTTCTGGTGCTAGGTATATCGTCTGACCTGTACTCTCGTTGTACACTTCTTCCACATCACCCATGAACACCTTGTCAGGGTGGATATAACGATCGAGTGCATCAGACTTCGAGTTCTCTCTGTGGTTGATCTGGTAATTCAGACCTACCACTTTGTCGAGTGGACCCTGTGACCACAAGTTATCAGGCTTCTCCGCCCATGAACCTTTGAAGATCCTTGGGTTCTGTTCTTCGTACTCAACCAAAAGGTCAACGCGGTCAACGACAACAGCACACCGGTTCTTTCTGTACTCACGCTGGTCTGCATCGAACACGTCGCCATAGAACCACAACACCTCAACCATAGAGCTGTTGTAGTACGCTTCCATGTTTGTGAATCCATCAGGGGTGTACTGCTTCGCTTTATTGATTTCAGTTTTACTAAGAGATGTGTACGAGCCACGTCGTTCAATCACACGCTCGATCACTGAGTCATCGATCTGATGAGGGATAGACTTCGCCATATCAAGGAACTCACCGATAGACAGCAGCTGCCGTAAGATCTTCGGGGTACTCTTGAACTCAGTACGAGTAGGATCGAACACGATATCATACGGGCTGATACGTACAGGCTTCGGACCTACGTACCCAACTCCGTTCACACGCTCGTCTACATAACACACCTTCACGAAACAGTTCCCGTACATCACAAGATCTTGGATCAACTTCCGTAGTGTACGTTCGAAATCGTTCAGCACATGTCGGTTCCTGATGTACTCAAGAACCTTCCGTCGTACCTGCAAGGTGTTCGCAGTACGGTCGTACGGACGCCACCCTAAGAACTCTTCATGCGGCATAACCGCAGCGTACACGATCGCCTCTAACTCTTCTTTCAAGGAAGCGAGGATCGGGATATGGGTGGTATGGTCGTGAGCTGCACCACCTTCTAAAGAGGTAGTGTCAGTGGCGTACAGGTACGCTTCTAACTCTGTCCATTTATCTCGGTTCACAGTCCGGTACATCTGGAACTGTGAGTACTTCTCTGTGATTGAAGTAGCGATCTTGTTAGGCTTAGCCCAGTACTCGAATGTGATACTCGCCATTAATGTCTCCGTTGTGCTCCACGTCTTGCACCAAAGCGGCTCAGACGCTCTCCAAGCGATTTAACTTGTAAGGCAATACCCTTACCCATAGGTGGCTTCAATTCACTAACAGCGAGCGCTACAGCGTCCTTTAAATCATCGTTCTTAGGCTTTGGCTGCATTAACTCTTCTTCTAGTAAACGAGAGTACCCGATCTTGTTATGGAACACTTCATTGTTCCTGTACCTCGGTTCTAAGATCTGGATGATCCGTTCGAACTTCGAGGCGTCATTCGGAGCAGCCTTTGGTTTAACTTCAAGGGAGCCACCTTCTCGTCTGATCATACTCTTGATGTGTTCAGCTACCAAACCACCACCGTTGTTTGTTTCAACGACAAGGGTTTTGAAGTTCCACTTCACGAACATCTCGATTGCTTTCTCGTAGTACACTTCCATCTGATCTGTCTTGAAACGCTCAAGGTCAAGAACGTACAGGAACCCATCGTGGTCCATCCCAACAACAGCTATCGCTGTGAAGTCTCTCCTCTTTGCTTTCAGATTCGAGAACGCTAAGTCCATCGCTGCAATCAATCGGAGTTTCTTGTTGTTGTACGTCCACTCGTCACCGATCTTCTTCAAGAACTTCGGCTCAATACTTTGGAAGTGTTGTTTGTTGATCCGAGACAACGACTCATCATTCGGATCGTTGTAGTACTGTGCGAGGTACGCAGATAGGTTCCCGTCAATCGTCAGGTTCCGTTTCTTTATAGCGAGTTCTCGTTGATCGAAACCGTACCACTCCCCATCTGGCATTTGCATCCGAGGCCAGATAAAGTTCCCATCCCCTGTTCTGAACGGAGAGTCTTCAACCACACGCTCGAACACTTCCCACATCGGTTCTTCACCAACCTCTTCCCCATCTACGAACACTGGGATCTTCAAGGCGGTGATCAAAGAGTACAAGTCATCTTCCCCGTACCGAGTACCTACTGCTTTACAGAACGAGCCAGTTGTCATGATCTTCATACAGTTCTTGTAGCATCGAATAACATCCGCCTTCTCTGCCTCGGACTCGTAGTTCTCATCTGTTACTAAGTCATCGAAGATAACTTCATTACAGTGGTACCCTGTGTTTGTACTCTTAGCTGATGTAGCACGTACCGTAGGGTCACGAACCTGTCTCTTTGTACGATCAGGGTGGTCCACCTTAATCGCATCCTGAGTCCAAGTATCCAGTGGTTTGTGCTTCAGTTCTCCGTCGCGATCACGTACGTAGTTCAACATATCAGGCCACAGAGCCCTGTGCTTCGGAGAAGTAAGAACAGTCTTGATAACCCCAAGTTGTTCAGACGCTAGTCCGGGGTTCGAGGATACGTACAGTATCGTCCACCAAGGCTTCTTTGTGATCTTCCAAGCACAGTACACTGCGATGCAGTGGGACTTCTGATGGTCTCGTGGAATCAGACCAAGTTGGAACTGATTCTTATCTGAGCTTAACCAGTGAAAGAATTCTTTGTGTACGTCGCCGTAGTACCTATCCGGGAACATTATCTGTGCGAACGTGTACAAGTCCTGCTCACAAGCTTCTCGTACACTTTGAATATCTTTCTGTCCCGACATCATTACCTCTTAGATTCGACTCGTATAACTCGGTCGTTTAGTTTTCGTAACTCGGCTACGGACTCAGCTGTCATCTGAATCAGTAGGTCTAACCGTTGGTTCGTAGGTTCCATCATTAACTCGATCTGTCGCTCGACTCCATCCTTGTCTAAGTACTCGGTGGCGAGTTTCAGTTTCAATTCATCATGGTCCTTTTCCACTTGCTGTAACCGGTTCGAGTGGTTGTTCGCTATCCAAGCCCAAGCAGCAACAGCTGCCGTTGCTAGTGCACCGATTAACCATTTCACCCCGAACACGGAGCCCACTTCTGCACTCATGAGCGAGCCCCCGCAATCACAGCGAATGAACTCACGAGCTCACTCTCTATATTCGATTCAGTGTTCTTCGTCTTAACTGGACGACCTGCTTTCTTCACGACAGTTGTATCGTACAAAATCTTCATTGCAGATACGTTCCCACTGTTCGCTGCCTTCAGTAATTCTTTCTTGGCTAGTGATCTGTCACGACTCGCCATGTCTTCCCGCAGTGCGGTTAGTCCATCGAACCCGTGCTCTTCCCAACCCTCCATGAACCACTTCAAACCACAGAGTTTCCTCCAGTGCTTCATGCTACCAACAAGTCGCATTGCTGCATCGTACTCATCAGCTGCTTCCATGTACACCTTAGAGAACGATACAAAATCTTTCTGGTCACGATGAAGATCGTAGTTCTTCAGAGTGTACGGGGACTCTTGGTCCCCGAACTCTACGAACAATCTCTGTGTAAGAAGGATTCCGTTCTCCCCCTTTAGACGTACGGGTTTATCCCGAACATCCCAAACGCTGTTATTAGACACACGAGACTCCTATTACATTCTAGAGAAAGAAGCGAGATCCCTCATAGTTACTATGATCCGATCATTCACTGTTCCCGCTGTTGTTGATGTTATCGAGAACGATGCAGCACCAAAAGGTGCCAGCGTAATCACTGTTGGGTTTGCAAAATCTGGATTCAATGTGAACAAGTTCGTAACTCGCGTTATGATGTTCGCCCCTAGAGAACTCGTTGATGCCCACACTCCGAACTTCTCAATGTTGTACTTTGTTGGATCACCACTCACGAATCGGACTACGTCCATTTCGATATAAAACGAACGAGGACTTACATCGTTCCCGTCAATGATATCTTGGATTCGAAACGTAAGAGGGGATGCCACGATATTCCCACGCTTCCCTATCACAGTCCCTTGCGTTGTCCTGATGATTGTGTTCTCTGCTTGTAGGGATGTGACATCAAGGCGCGGTACATCTAGCGTTATCCTCTTTACGTTCGGAGATCTTGTCTGAAAGAAGAACGGTTGAGATAGATTCAACAAAGGCGTGCGGATCTTGATCTTACAATCCGTAACCGTTAATGTCCCAACTTCTAAGTACGTACCAACAGCATCGTACGCAGAGATCGCGACAAGTGCACCATTCACAGGGTCGATGTTAGCGCCAATGTTCTCCACCACCACATCAAGATCTACGTCTTTGAACAGGGCAGCTGATCCTACATCATCTGGTGCAGATATCCGCATCGGACCGTTCAAGTACTTGTTATGAGAGCGGATACGAATATCTTTCATCGGGATTGTTCCGTGCGCAGTCATCAGCAGAGAAGCGGACGTAGCTACGTTTTCCCCTTCTGTTCGGATATCCATATGAATACCGTATGCGTCATTAGCTATAAGCTGACGTACGTATCGACCTAATCGGAAAGCCCCCTTCGCACAAGAACCAGAGTAATAATGGATACCCCCGTAGTACACATCTGCTCCGTACACCTCCCCGTACAGGGTGAACCCTTTGGTGTAGTTCACACCGAGGTCATCTCCTGTTAAGGCAGAGTTGCAGTACACAGACTGCCCTTTGTGTACGATGTAATTACCAGCACGGTGAGATACGTCTGTGATTCCATTACCTGCTGTAGCAGACAGAACAAACGGATGGATACCACGGTTGTTAGCCGGAACATCTAGGTGCGAGTAATTCACGTCCGTGAACTCGAAGTTCGACATATCGAAGTTCTTTGTATTACGTGCTTCAATGAATGCCGTGCTGATATTGTTCGTGGCGAGATGCCGCACGAAAAGCTGTGCACCTAACCAGTCGATTACGATATCCCTTTGAATCAAAGCTCCAGATGTATTTGCTGGGATCTGCCCGAAGTAAAACGGACCATCCCACCCGGTGATCTTATGGATGTTCACATCATCGAACATCGCTTGGAGGGCGGGTAGGTTATTTGTTCCTGTTGTTCCGTTCCAATCAGGCACCATACCGAACTGTCGAATACTTACTGTTCCGTTGTGTAGAAGCCTCCACCGACGACCTAAGGTATCGATGATCATTGTACCACCGTTATCTGCGGAGGTTGTATCTGTTGACAGACGGTACGTACCACCGCCAACGATACGATCTGCGTAGTAACTTACGGTCTGTACAACACTCACCTCGTCGGGAAGAACTGTAGTACGTAACGCCTGAACACTATCAAGAACAGCAAACTTCCGCTCAACCTCCCCACCAACCAGCTTCCACTGTCCGTCATCACCTACGTACAGGGCTCTTTCTTTATCGAACCACAAAGCACCATCTGATTGTGTTGGTGCTACTGTTGCCCGGATCAGACCAAGGTCAGGGGATGTGGTGATCTGAATACCATCAAGGATATCTTGTAAGCGAACAGGCTCTGTTCCCTGAACTGGTTTGGGCAGATTCAGGATGCGGTTCGAATTCATATCGAAGTCCGCCTCCATTGTTCGATTCCCGTCAGGGAGTCTTGAGACAACATCCTTGAACTCTTGCTCGATCTTTTCGAGCTCTGCATTCACGGCTAGGATTGTCCCAGCATCTTTGTGGGTGTACATTGCTGTTCCTTTTATTTAGTTCTTAGGCACCGGACCAAGCTTCATCTTCTTGCACAGGTGCTGATATGATTTCATCAGCACGACCAGCACTAAGTACACCAGCTTTTTCTATTGCATGAAGACCTGCGTACAGGATAGGGTCACTCAGATCTACGTACTTAGATGACTCTTGTAGGTCGCTGAAGTCAAAAACGACAGCATCCACAGCAGCTGCTTCTCGGATAGCAATTCGTTCTGCTTGGGTCATTCTCTTTTTGAAAGCGAGCTTTGTTATCTTTGTTTCGGGACGAACCACTGGATCAGTGGAAACAGTAGCACCCTCTGGTACAGTAACAACTGCTCCGTTCTCTAAAGTAATACTTGTCATTATTTCACCAAGATGTAGTTAATAGTTAAGCCAGCTGCGTTCCATAAAGAACAGCTTGCACGAACTTTGATGTTAGAGGTAACGACAATATCACGCACCATTATTTGTTGGGCACCTCCCTGTGAGACATCCGCATCGTAACCCACGATCCTTGGGTTAGCAGCGACGCTAGCCGCTGAGGCTCGAAGCACGGTTGATCCATCTACCTCCACTTCAATCACCGTAGGGGCAGTGCCTCCCGATGTACCCGTGAACGCTGCGCCAAGGATTATCATCTTTGATCCAGCTGGGACATCGAAACTTACTAATTGGGTAAGCCCAGCAGTTACGTTCACACCGGATACGGAGACTGTCAGTCCGTACCTTGCACTTACCGCAGTAGCGGTGAACGTATGTAACCCAGAGAGTTCAAAACCGGGTGACGCTCCTTTCACAAGAGCTTCTGATAAAAGCATTACTTGATCTCCCATCTGTTAGTAACGGCGTTCCACACTACGTTGAATACGTAGTACACATCCACAGTAAAGGATGTTGCTTGTATGCCTAGGGTTGTTATGATTTGTTCGGATGCAGAACCATTAACAGCTAGTGTTGGGAGCACGGAGAAGGGTACTTCAATTCCCAACCAAGCCCCTGACTCTAGTGTCTCGACAGCGGGACGCGCGAACAAACCAGAGTCTTGCAACCGGTTCACAGCACCGATGTCAAGAACGGTACCCCCGATCTTTGTGACACGGATAGCCCCCTGCCCAACAACAGACTTCCAAAGATCCTGATCACCTACACGTAGGTTAGATACTGTGTCGAACCACATCGCTCCGTTCTGAACAGCAGGTGTGCTTGCGGATCGAATAAGAGTCAGGTCAACAGAGGTGTCGATCTGGACACCGTTCTGGATATCCATTAATCGAACCGGCTCTGTACCTTGCACTGGTGCTGGAAGATTCAGGATTCTGTTCGAGTTCATATCAAGAGCCGCTTCCATTGTGCGGCTCCCTTCCGGTACACGAGCGACTGTTTGTGTGAACGCTTGCTCGATCTTCTCAAGCTCTGCGTTCACTGCCGAGATCGTCCCGACATCTTGATGGTTGTACAAGTGTACCTCCGGTTATAGTTCTGGATCTGGGTCAGCGGATTCAAGAAGAGAAACAACTATTTTTATTAGCTCCGCATTGATCCCAGCAGGTTGTGTCACGAACTGTGGTATGTAGGTCATCTGCTGTTCCATGTTTTATTGTAAAAGGTCCTTATTCACAGAATCAATAGGAGAACACATTCCCAACCTTAGCACCTGTGCCTGAATGATTCCTGAGGTAGGCTGTTGCGCCACCTGAAGCGTAAACACCGACACTTGATGCGAAATCTGTGCAGCTATCCAGATAGAGTTTTGCAGTTCCAGACCAGACACCGAATGCTCCCCAAGTAACCGTCCCACCATTAATGACATCCCCATCTGAAGATCCAGCTTTTGTTCCGAAGTGCCAAACCACAGTATCATCGTTGACGTGTCCGCTGTTTGTACCGATAGACCCCTCTAATGTTCCGCCGATGAAAATAGATTGACAACCATCGTGAACAGTGTAACCATTGTTCGACACGGAAGTTGGTAGTGTTCCATTGTTCGACCCACTTGAATTCACAAAGAAAGAAAACGGCCTAACGTCAACCCCATCCTTGTGTACGTTGAATCCATCATTGCTGTTCTTAGACGCGTCGGTGTTAAACGCAGCGAATATTCCACATCCAAGCACCACAACTCCGTTCTGAGCTGTTCGAGAGGAATACACACCACCAAGTGCGTACGAGGCAGAACAATTTTCCATTATGCAGACGTTAGTTGACCCGCCAGAAAAACTAACGGCCCCTGCTGAACCACCAACAAAATCAAAACCAGACAACATTACGTTTTGATTTCCAATAAAGATACAACCGTTTGCATTCAGGTTTGGTAAACAGTTCTGGGATGTCACTACACCACTTGAGTGTGCGTGCACATAAAGAGTCACGTTATCTGTATAGAAAGATCCGGGCAGTGCGTCACAAGCTGCGACACTTGCCACGTATGTGTACTCAGCATTTATCTGTGGGTTCAATACATTGTTAACTAGGGAACGAGCAACCTGCCATACGTAAGTCTGTTCTCCCGTCTTTGTATAAGTAAGTTCATCGAAGTTACCTGTCTTACTTCTTCCGTACACGGAGTAAATATACAACGGAACAGAGGTAGTCACACCTGTCCCTGATGTGTTAAAACCATTTGATCTGTTGTACACACCAGCTTTCACAGCAATCCTAGACGGGAGTCCACTTGCATTAGCTGCGTCTATTGCTGCACGTATTGACTTCTTAGCTGTGGCCCATGTTAGTCCGTTTCCAGAGTTATCTGCGCGAGCTACATTCACGTAGTACGTGTTCGATATCGTGGATACATTGAACAGGTCTTCAGGTCGGATATTACACGTAACGTCATCTGCCTGCTTTACTGCTTGTAATCCTGACAACACTTCCGGAAGCAAGGTTATTTCTGGGGGAGGTGTCGCAACAATAACTTCCTGAAGAAGACTATTAACCGCATCTACGGTATCGCCTACTGTACTTACACCACACTCTAACATCTGATCACCTTAGTGCAGTCAAGCACTTCATTGTAGATCAAGACACCCGCCCATGATCCACCGTTGTTTAAGTACAGCTGCATCGCGTCATTGAAGCTCAGACCAGGATACATCTGTTGAAGTGAATTGTACACTTCTTGTTGTTCGCTCTTCTCAGAGGAGTTCGGGTCAGCAAGTGCTTCTGTGAACAGTTGCTTCCCTTCAGTTACGTTCGTGTTGTACGTACGCTGTAACGCATCGTTCAGACTATTCATCCACAGCTTCCTGTAATTGTTTGATGTACACCCCGAGGTCTGCTGCTGATCTCCGATCCAGACAGAACCCTAAAGGATCAGTCGGGTGATCGGTTAGGGTCAGTTCTGGGAACGGGATCACGGGTATCCTCTGCACTGGGGGCTGTACTCTCGTTGAGCACGCCGTCATCAAAAAGATCACGAGGGTTCCGACGAATAGCTTGGTACTGGTCATTCTGGTTCCTCTGATCGTCCTGTTGTTTCTTGAGCTCGAAGAGCTCTGAGAGGTACTGAAGAAGCTGAAGAACCAGTTCCAGTACTTTCATGTTACACCTTCTTGTTCAGCGTACCGAACTTCAGTAAGATATCAGATAACAGCTGAAGTACTCGTTGTACCTTCGCTAAGATCTCATCATCTTTCGTGCTTGGGGTTAATGCAACTACAGCGTCTAATGAACGAGCTGTTGCAACTAATGCACCGAGGATTGCTGAACCGTACAGCAAGTACTCAGGTAACTTATCTAAGAACTCCATAGTGATCTCCTGTAGTCCACGATCGGATGATCGTGATACGTAATATTACTCCCCTGTGGTATCCACTGGTATCTATCTTCGATAGAACGTCTGCCGACGGCGGAGAGAGGGACGAATGAAAAGCAAGAGCAGTGGTGAGGGGAAGCCTGAACCTCTGGAATTATTGCAAAAATTCTGATGGGGATATGCACACTACCGTGTGCGAGAGCAATCCCCTGTGTACCCCTTGTGCATTACATAGGTTGAATGCAATTGAGAATGAAAGTGATGGTGATAAGCACAATAACAATGATTCTCATTCAGATTCGCATTAGTACTATGGTTATCATTCATGTTCTTATTCGTACTTAAGTTCGTGTTTTTATTATTGTTTCTGGAGGGGGAAGGGGTACGCCCCTTCGGGGCAAAAAAGAGTTGCCAGCACTGTTATTGTGTAGTAGTCAAAGACTATTACCTTATTACCTATTACCCCTGTTTTGTACCCGTTATTGCTAGTGTCGCAATTCAGAT